GTTGATACCAACCTGTGGGCCAGAGCTGATACCCATGTTGTTCGCAAGTGCGCGGCCTGATGCATTTACCATCGCTTGTGCGTCACGGCACAAGTCAGTCACACCTTTACCGTCTACTGAACCGGGCAGGTTCTCATAGCTGGTGAGGTAGTAAGGCTTGCGACCCAGTGGGTCGTAGTTGAGCACAGCGCGAATGACGGTGCTACCGATTAGCCACACTTCGCATGGGTAGTTCAGTGCTGGATCAGGAATCTCTTTTGGAGTCAGGCCCCACTCGAGCAGCAAGCTACCCTTGACAGAATCCCACAACTGCAGGGCGTCGATCAAGTCACCGGAAATAATTGCCTCAGTGACGTACTTACCTTCAGCTTGCGCTTTCGATGCGTCAGACCACAGCCACTCTTTCATGCCCGATGTCGAGAAGTCGTTGAGCACTGTACGAATAGCGTCGTTGTTGTAACCGGGCACGTCTATCAGTGCCTGCAAGTCATCCGCTGTCATGCGGTGACGCTCGATCACATAACCATCGCCCAAGTTCCATGACCATGGAGCCCAGTACAGCATAAACGGATCAACACGCTCCCACTCGTTGCGAATCTCTTCGACGGGAACCAACTCGTTGTTCTGCCACTTCAGGGTCTTGCGTTTACGCTTGATCGGGCCCTTGAGTACAGCGTATGGGAATGTAACGATGTCATCCAAGAATTCGTTGAACGCTTTATGCCAGCCGCCTTCTTGCAACTGGTCTTCCATCTTACGTTCCATGCGGGCTATGCGATCTGCGGACATCTCGCGCATCTCACGCTCAGCTTCGTCTTTCATCTGCACGGCCATCGTGCGCAGCTCTGAGGGACTAGGCTGCATGCCGCCTTGCTGCAAGTGAATCGCCAACTCATTCGCCAGTCGTGCCTGCAATTCCTGCATGATCTCCGGAGGCATCTCGGGGTTCGGCGTACCAGTGATCGACCAAGGCTTGTCAGAACCAGAACCTAACAACGTGTCCCGCAACCAGCTTGTCGCTGCACGGCACTTAACTGAGGTTAGATTTATGTAGATATCTGAGCCGCCCTGCTCCTTGATCTCTTGCAATTTGTCTGGGTCGTACTCACCGTTGCGCTGGCGCAGACACTGGAGCATGCGGTCTTCAAGATCACGTTTTGCAGTTCGTGAGCTATCCCAACGAGTGCGGACGTGCGCAGCCAAACCCTGAATAACGGGTTGATTCTGCATAGCATCACTACGCTTTTTAGATTCCGCCTCAAGGTCACTTGCGCGGGCAACTGGAATGAGAGCAATACCTGTAGCCATCAGTCGTCCTTAAATAGTTACCGCATTGTACGCTGCCGTGTCAAGCGGTCAAGTGTATGCGTATCTCATTTTCTTAACTTCACGACGTTTAGCTTCCAAACCAAACCCTCTGATGTTCATGTCGATGACTGACGCTCCGTACTGCAACGCATCGTGTATGTGGCTCGACTCGTTCTTGTCAGGGCTGTCCTCCGACTCCCCGTTTTTCTTAACCTTGTACCGGTAACCCGAGCGAAACCCTTTGATGAGCGATGTACAACGTGGGTCGATGAGGAACATGGCCTTACCTTCTAACTGCTTAGACAGCAGTCGCTCCACTGCCTCAATGCGCAGGTCGGGCTTGTTGGTCGGCGGCTTAACGCACTTAAACCCTGCGTTTTTCAGCGCGTCCACGAGCGTCATCTCGTTAAGCTGTTGCTTCATAAATCCCGCTGGGTCAGGCGCTGTCACGAACTGATACCCGGGGTATGTGTTGCCAATATGCGGCTGAAGGCGTGTGGTGATAAACGTCTCTATGCCCATGTTCTCACTGGTCAGCTCAGAAAGCACCAGTACCCGACCACGCGGGTCACGCTGCATGAACACCGCCGCAGGCGTGCGTCCGAAGTCAATCCCGATGGTGATGGGGTAGTCTGCGCTCTGTATGGGCTTAAGATTTTCCTTGGCCACGTGGAAGTCTTGTGTGAACGTCCTCTGATACACCGGAGTTCCTGACAGGCTGCGCCCCCACTTACCGTGCACGTACACGTCGATCCAGTCCTCGCTCTTACCCTCGCACAAGTCCTCGTAGTAACCAGAGGGCAAGTGTTGCACCCAGTCCGCCTCGTCGGACAGACCCGAGGGCTGTATGGTCACGTGAACTTTCTCAGGGTCAGCGTTGGTGAGGTACTGCTCCCAGTGTGCATCCATGTCCGGCGGGTTGGTCGCTCCCCAGACTTTTTTGACTTGGTTGCCGTGGTCATCCACGCAACCTTGTACAGGATTGCCCTTATCATCCACGCCCCAGTGCGGACGGTGCGGCACCATCATGCCGTTGGGATATCGTCCCAGACGACCAGTCAGCGCGTCGAACACGTCTGAGTTTATCTCACGCACCTCGTCCACCATGGCAAACGAAAGCTGCAGTGACAAGAGGCGACGCACGTCGTTGGCGTCATCCAAACCCCTGAACAGCACGTCGCACTCGACATCGTCGAAGCGTAAGGTAAATCTAAGCTCCGTGCGGTGGTACACACCCGCCTGCCCCTCGGGGAATAAACCTAAGAAGTCTTTAATGGTCGAGTCCAGCAACATCTGTCTGGTGTTACGAACTACTGCACAACGGGAGCGGCGAATACCGTCCGCGCATGCTGCGACTTTGCGAGCCTCGATGGGAATCTTCATCAAGGATGCGGTGGTCTTGGTCGAGCCTACTGGCCCAACAATGAAGGACTGAAATTTGTCGGAGAGGAGATAGGGGGTTACGGACTGAACTGGGGTGTAGTTAACACTCATAGGTAGTCATCCCCTGCGTATTCGTAATTTTCGTCTTCAGCCAAAAATAAAGCCGGTTTTTGCACATTTTCTGCAATTTCAGGGGCTTTTTCAGGGGTTTCAGCCTCCAAAACGATGGTTTTTGGGCTCGTATTTGCAGTGCTTGGGATGTTAATTGTGATCGAAAAACCGGGGCCAGCAGTCGAAATTGCGTTGTTTTTAGGCTTCAATTCGCCCCATTCGACGAAGTTTTCGATGATTTTTGCCCTAACTGCCGCAGGAACGTCAGGGTCTCGCACCATATGATAGGCAGTAGGGAGCAAATCTTCAGCAAGAACACGGGCTTTTGCAGCAAATGAGAAGCCATTCTCCTGCATTTCCTTCGTATAGCTCTCCACGTACCTCGTAAACTGGGGGTTTACAGAGATAGCGTCATATTCCTGTTGCGTCAAGCCTTCACCTGCAAGAATCTCAGCGATCGGGCGCATGGCCCCCACATTATTCCTAGCTATGGCAAGTGCAAGTTCGCGCAACACCTGATCGGCGTTGATTGAATTGTTCATGGGCGGAATGTACCATGTTTATTTAACCAGTGTCTATAAAAAATTGGCCAAAAAATTTTGGGATTGTCAAGAGGGGCTTGGGGGTGAATAATTTTAAATTGTGGAGTTGTTGTGTAGGTGAGGAGTGTTAAAAAATTGACCTTGTTATGAGAGTGACGGATAAACACTACCCCGGGGAGGGGGTGGGTTGGGGGGCCTGTGGGGGGTGGGTACTACTATCATTCAATCATCCAAGAATTCCAGTCCAAACCTATACAAAACCCCTAAAACACGTATAATTTCACACATGGACGAAAGAGGCCAAACAAAATTTAACTCATTTACTTAAAGGAATTTTCATCATGGCAAGAATCGCAAAACCCGTTTCATTCTCACGCGCAATCACTACAAAGCGCGAGTCACTCGCGGAAGCTCGCAAAGATTTGACAGACCTGCAGGCGCAGGCCAAAGAATTTGCACCAGCTTATGCGGTGGTCAACGCAATTATTGAAAACGCACAGCAAATCGGATTCGCAAAGCATTTTTATGCGCGTCCATCTACATTCATGAAATGGGACGGAACACCCAGAAATGAATTGAACGTTTCAATTGAAGATACAGTAACCTCACTGAAAGATGGTGCATTGCCTGCTTTGCTCGAGGCAATCGGAACATACGGGTTCGAATGTGACAGCACATTTGATTATGCTCTGGAATATGTTGCGTCTCGCGTGTTCCGTCACACAGCGCGAATCGGTTCCGTTGACGTGACAATCCGAGTCGAAGCAAATATTGCGGACGGTTCCGAGTCCTGCAAAAAAGTGCAAACCGGCACCAAATTGGAAGAGGTTCCAGTTTATGAAATCCAGTGCTCTTGATATCCTGAGCGCTGTCGCTGTGGGCCTCGCGCTCACAGCGCTTGCCCTGCATTATTTTGACGTCCTCTTCTTTTGAAGCCAGCCCGCAAACGCGGGCTTTTTTTCGTCCCACCACCCAACTACTATCATCAAATGGGGTTGACAGCCGGGCCAAGTTAGTATCCACTAACATTCCAGTATGCGACGAACGACGCACGATGTATGAGCCCGACTACTATCATCAAATGTTGGCTAATCCCGCGGGATTAACTGGCTTGTGTTGGACATGTTGGCCAGATGTGGTATACTTGACGCATGTCAATAGAGACATAACCGGCTTAGCGGTTTTTCTAAGTGGTTTACTTATCGGAGGCTCTATGAGCAAAGCAACCAAAGCCGCCACTGTTTCAGTGGCTTCCCGTGACGCGACAATCGGCACGTTGATTAATGAAGCCGGTCAAGCCGCCCAAAGCATGCTGACCAAGTGCAAAGAAGCCGCCCAAAAGGCGGCCGCACAACTTGATCCCGCTAAGCCCATGGGGGACAGAATCGCGGCCGTAGTGTCACTTTATGCGGCAGACTTCACGGCCGCAGGCCATAACGTCAAAGCCCTTTTCGTTGACGCGCTGACACTTCACGCGGCCGCCCAGTGCCCAGTTATGGTGAACACCATTGGCAAAGATGGCAAAAAAGTAGATACCCCAACTACAGCGGCCGAGGCCGTCAACATGCCAAAGCATGCAATGAAGGACGCCGCGAAGCAAGTTCGCGAAGTGCACGGGATCGGCCGCAAAACCGGAGGCGGCCGCAAACCAACACCGGCCAAAACCCCAACGGCACCGGCCGCGCCCGATATGGTCAAAACCGAAACCGATAAATTTTCGGCATGGTTAGATGATTTTGAGGGTTATTTCAAGGATGCGGTTTTTCACCCCCGCATTGTTGCCCACTTGATAACCCTTGGGTTTAGCGTCAGCAAGGCGGCCAAGGGCAAAACAGTAAAAGGCGCGGCCTCAATTTAATCAACCGGTAAACCGGCCAAGCCCCCGCAAGGGGGCTTTTTTTTCGCCAAAATTTTTGGCCTAATACCAACTACTATCATCGTGCGTTCGTGCCGCACTAACTACTATCATGCTCGGCCCAGTATGCGACGACGTACGATGTATGGGCGACGTATTGTCGACGTATGACGTACGAGCGACGTAAAACCCCCGTTTTGTATACCCCCCTAATCCCGCGGGATTAACCATGACGTAAGTGTGGTCGTTTAGATTGGCAAGAAGTGAGCATTAATGCGGGTTGCGACGTAAGTGGCCGCTTTTTTAGATTACACGAAACTTACAAAATCTAAACTATTTTCACCATGAATTGTGGGTATGTTGTATGGATGAGCTAAGTTGTTGATTTTAAAGGCTTTTTTCGGCATGGATCGGCATAGGGGGTATATATATTTATTAAGATTAGTCAATTATTTATTAGTTAGTCTATTTCAAGAGCAAAGTTTAAATTCCAGTATGGTTCAACCCCTCCAAGCCCAACAACACCTCCAAACCCCCCAGTACTTTTCTCTCTCTTGCCGGAAAACCTGACTAATTGTCTAAAGTCTTTAAAAACAACGACTTGCGCTCACTTTGGTGAACTAATTTCCTGACTAATTTCGCTACTGCCCCAACTAATCCGCCAAACTACAAAACACACGCGTAGAAAGTCCGCCACGTAATCACCCAGCCAGAAAGTCATCCACGTAATCTTTAGTCAGCCCCTTGACTTGACAACCCTGCCATATCTTGCTACAATGTGGGTGTTTAGTTGGAAAAGGTCTTAACAAACCCTCCGACTCAACAAAGCGCTAATCCCACGGGATTAGCAACTCCCTTACTTATTTACGTATCACTGGAGATCATCATGACAACTAATGCACAAGTTGCCGCACGCTTTGCGTCTGCGGCTAAAAAGCTCGTCGGCACTGAAATGCGCGGGTTGGGTATAGGCACCAACATGTCTGCACGCAATCCGACGCTTTCCCAACAAAGTTCAATCAACCTAGAGTCCTTCGGGCATTTCGATGTCTTAGCCATTGGCTATTCATACAGCACAGAAGTTGTGCAGTTAGTGCACAACAACTACACAGACAACGTTGAGCTATGGATGCACGTCAACGGGTTTTCACCAACAACACGTCGTCACAAGTCTTTGTACTTCGATGCCTTTTTAGCGCAACAGAAGGATGCAGGCGTGTCATATGAAGATGCAGTCAAAAAGGTTTACCGCACCGGTTGTTTCGAGCAGACCTACCGCACACGCTACAAGTGGAACGCAAACGCCCTTGACCTCAAGGTGCAATCAATGACAAAACCCCATCGGGCGGAGGCGTGCCAGTACGGCCAGAACTATGACCAAGCCATGGAAAATCTCGAGACGGCCGCCATGCGTCCGCGGTTGCATGATGGCACAAGGTTTGCACTTTTAGACCATGCACGGGTACAACTCATGACATGCATTCGCAACGTGTCGCAGGACATTCACCCGCAATCTGCCGTTGCGTCACACTTTGACAACCCCGCGTTCTTGGACGCATGCCACAACGTGCTTGACTTTATATATGTTGTCTCTGAGTACCCAGTCAAGCAGATGCGTTCCACTGTGGCCGGATTCATTGCACTTCACACCAACAACTAATCATCAACTAATCCCACGGGATTAAACCTAGGAAAAATCATGACACAAGAGAAAAATCTCAACAAATACCAGATCACTGTTTACTCAACTGTGACCAAACTACACACTGTACAAGCATCCAGTATCGAGGAAGCCATCGAGTGTGCCAACGACATACTCAGCCCCATGGAGTTTGGCGACGAGGGCTCAGACTCACACTGGGATCAGACTGTGATTGCCGTTAAGGAATTATCACAACACCGCGAATTGACACCAGAAGAGGTTGCGTTTGTCAATGCGTATTGCGACGCGGTTGCAGTTGCACCACGAGCAGAGGTTGTGCGCTTTGTTACTTGTGACTCTGAGCACCGCAGTAGCCGTGAGTTCTATGACTCCATGAGCGAGTACTACACATCCATTGCAGATGCCCACGAGGTGTGGTACCAAGCGATTCAGTTTGCGAAAGCGCAGAAATGAACAGACTTAAAAACTTAATCACTGGTTTACTTGACGAGTACTCACCCGCAGAACTTCCGGAGTTGACGGGTGCAGACTGGGAGACGTGTTTCTAGCTCGTGCTTGAGATTCGTAAAGAGGCGGGGTTTGACCCCAACGACTGGGAACCGGTGCAGTCCGGTGACATATGGGCGATCTACGGCAAGAAGTTTTCTGCTGAGTGGATCGATGAGAACGGGGAATGCCTAGCGTTTGACACCAAGCGCGAAGCACTTGACTATATTCGGGAGGAAATCAAATGAATGATACGAATCAAATTATTTTGAACATTGGCTTTGATGCGGGCGAGGGTTGGAAGGAACGCTTAGCTGACGCCTTGCTTGCCATTCAGGCACATGTGCGTGAGAGTGAGACCTTGCGTATAGCTGACACACTCGACGGCAACAACTTCACCGCTTCGTATACCTTGTTTGGAGAACTTAAATGACTGACTTAGAACGCGTTGTGCATCTTAGGGCGGCACTGAAAAACTTGATTGAGTCCGCTGACCGCTACATCGAGGAAGGTTCATGGATCGAGCACTTGACGCTTGACATTGAGTTTGCCAAAGGTGTTCTGAAATCAACAAAACTTACGAAGGACAAACATGCTCACTAATTGGGAAAAACTGGAGCGAGTGCTTTTTGTGCTCGGCCTTATTGTTCTGTTGCTTGACTTGTTTTACTGGAGACCATGATGACTTTTACTGTATTTGAAACCATTGAGTGCGTGATCGGTGAGTTCGCCTTGCCGTACCTAATCAATGCCGACCCGTCAGGACTTGACGACGAGGAACAAACCCTCATCGACGAATGGTTCAGTGCGAGCACTGACGACTGGCGGGATACCGACGACAACTTGTGGGTGTATTCCCACATGGTTGTGATTGACCACTCTCGTGAGGAATTCGAGTTCGACGAGATCACCGGCCACTATGGCACGACACAACGTGTCGCTTTGTTTTTTGCAATGAGTAACTAATCCCACGGGATTAAGGAAGGAACTATTATGGGTTACAGATCAGACGTAAAGTACGTCCTTTTGTTTACTACTGCGGATCACCGCACTGCGTTTCACTTGGAGGCCAAACTGATCGCATCAGACGTGGAGTATGGCATGCGTGTTGTTGACGAAGACTTCGATTACCACTATGACGAGTCCGAAACTGACTACAAGTACCAGATACGTGTGCATTACAACGACGTGAAGTGGTACGAGTCAACGCCATGGGTTGACCTGCAGATCAAGCTCATGCAACTTGCAAGTAAAAGTTATGAGGGTGCGTTTGTGTTCATGCGCTTGGGTGAGGAAGACGACGACATCGACACGCAGACCGACGCATACAACAACGAGGGTGTTTATGTAGACAACTACATTGAGCTAACCCGCAAGTCAAACTTTGTTTAAGGAGCAATCATGAGCGGACGTTTGGACAAAATTATAGAAGATGCGCTTAAGCAATCCTTTTTGGATGGCTACAAGCAGGGGTTTAGGGATGGGTATGACGAAGCAAATGCCGAACAGTTAGAACAGCCGGAGCCAAAACAGTTGGGGGTGGTTTCAATAACTGCTTCACAACCTATTGGTTATCTTTGTGAGAACGCTGTTGGGCATAAGTACTTTAGGTGGAAGAAGCCGCCCAGTACATATAAACCAATCGCTTTGTATGCGGAGGATCAATCATGAGTTACATCACACACCAAGAAACATTCACGCACAAGAGTGGCAAGGTGTACCGCGTGCGTTGGCTACCCGACTATGACGCTGACTCTCCTCTCGAGTGGTCAGATTGCCATGGGGTAACTGTGACTATGGACTGGAACCCGCTCAGCGAGTATCAGATGGAACAGCACTTGCTTGACGAAGAGCCCGAGCTTGAGGAAGAGACCCGCCTGCGGATGCTACGCCCTCTGTCACCCCTGAATACTCGCGGCTACAGCCGACTGTACTACGACGTCATGGCATCCCTTGAGGTTGCCCGCAACGAGTGGGGACATGTGACGCCCGAGGACTGTATGAAAGCAGTCGAGCAGGACTACAAGTATCTCAGAGGTTGGTACGAGGATGACTGGCACTGGGTGCACCTTGAGGTAACGCCCATCATCGACGGGGAGCTTGACGAAACCCATCAGTACAATGTAGGTGGGTACGAGAGTTCACTGCCGCTTGACACTGACATGGTTGAGGACAAGATCGCCACGATCAACGAGGCCATCAGGGAACTGGAATGGGAGATACGCGCGTCGTTGCATCCCGGACAATTAGAGCTACCACTGCACGCCCCCTTGACTTGACACGTGGCCAACAACCTGCTACAATAATGACTATGGACTAGGGGATCGCCCACACCCCTTGTTCTTTCCTAATCCCGTGGGATTAACTTGTTTACTAACTGAAGGAGATTCATCATGGATCAAGCACAAATGTTATCTATTCTTGGCGGCGTGTACGACAAACTTGTGTCGGACGTTGCAGACGCAGTTATCAGCAAGATGAAAGCTGAGACTCAGGCAGTGCTCGCACTTGACCCCGAGACCCTGCGCTCGTCACTCATTGAGTTACTCAACGACGACGACCAGACCCGCGAGGCCGTGTGCAATGCATCGGTTGTTTACATCGACGACCAGATCGAGCAGAAGGTTGAGGACGCGATGAACGACTTCGACTTCGACTCCAAGATCGACGACGTTGTTGACCAGAAGCTCACAGACTATGAGCCCAACTTCACTGGCGGTGACTTCGAGGAAGCTGTCCGCACTGTCATTCGTGACGCCCTTTAATCCCATGGAATTAACCGGAGACACACATGGAAGAAATCGACTACGACAAGTTGGCTGATAAGGTTGCCGACCGATTACGTAACGCAAGCAACGCGTCAATGCAAGCTCAGGCCGTGCTTGACGAAACATGGCTAGCCCCAGAACTGCGCAAGTTGTTACTGAATGACACAACGTACATCGCGCATTGCCTTGGGAACAACTACGCTTTTGAACAGCAATTCAAAACGATCCTCAAAAAAGTTATCAGCACCATTTATTAACTGGAGAAAATTATGTCAATCAAAGATCACGCATTACTCGTGTCGCTGTCGGTCAACAAACCACAGATGACTCAGAAGGATAGCAAAGCCACTGCAGACGCAGAGTCCGCCAACAACGCACATGGTGCAGGCCAGTACCGCAAGGACTTGTATCCCAAGTCACTGGTGCAACCCATCAGTCTCATTGAGTCACAAGCCCGTGCCTACATCGAGAGCACCACGTACCCATGGGGCAGAGGCGAGAACATGCTCCCGTCTGCTCGCTTCATGCAGTTCGCTGAGCGCATTGGTAAGTACGAGCTCGAGTTCGATCAGGCCGTGACTGCGTTCCTCAACAACTGGAGCAACGTCATGATGCATGCCCAAGCTAGTCAAGGTGGGCTGTTCGACCCCAATGCTTACCCAGACCTGACGGACTTGCGTAGTGCGTTCAGGTTCAAGATCAACTACCGCCCCATCACTGACGTGACGGACTTCCGCGTAGCGATGCAAGAGGAAGAGCTTGCCGCACTTCGCCAACAAGTGGAAGAGGCGACCAAGGAATCGATGAACGCTGTTTTGCGTGCACCCCTCGAGCGACTCAAAGAAGTTGTGTCTCGCTTACATGAGGTGACTGGACGCACTGAACGTGTGGCTATCGATAAGAGGACTGGCCGCACAGAGGTACGTGCACCAATCTTTCGTGACTCTGTGTGCGAGAACATCGCTGAGGAAATTAACTTGTTGCATGACTTCGCGGAGATTCTCCCCGACAACATCATTGCACTGGCTAAGACCGTCATCGATACGACGCCACATCCACAACAACTGCGTGACGACCCTGCTAAACGCAAGGAAGTCAACATCCAGACCACTGCATTACTTGCTTCCATCAACTCCATGTTAGAGGACTAAACCATGTCAATCACAGAAAAAACCATCGAACGCCTTGCCAATCAACTCACTAACTTAGGCTGTGAGCTCAAGATCATTTCACCCGAGGGCTACGAGTACGGCGAGCTTGTCGTCGCACCCAAGAAAACTACCAAGCCAGTGGTCGATGTGCGCGGTGTTGTCGACTACCGAGCAGTCATTGACACCCTAGGTGTTGGTCAGTCAGCGATCATCGCTTTGCCTGACGGACTACCTATGCAGTCATTGCGTTCATCAGTGTCGTCACGTTGTGCCAAGATGTTCGGTTCTGGTGCTACAACATCGTCGTTGACCAATGACGGCAAGGGCTTAGAAGTCCTGCGTCTGGAGTAACCATGACTAAGCCCGTCACATACTGCATCATCGAGCTCGGTGGTCAAGGGCTTGTGTTACCGACTGACGTAGCTATGCAACTATTCCCGCTGTTGTGTCAAGCTGAAGAGGTAACATACGACTGGACTGCACAGCGCTACAAGCGCACTCAACGTCAGACGTCTGTTAACAACATGGCGCTCAAACAATTTACAACAGCTCAGTACGCTGAGCTTGCACTGAACTCTGACTAAGAGTAAACTGGACGCCTGCTTCACCGCAGGCACTTATTAACCCAAGGAAACTTATGAATTACTCAATCAAACTCGAGATGAACCTCGACGCTAACGCACTGCAAGTGTTGCTTCGTACATTGGATGCAGGCCCTCATGGCCTCATGCGTGGCATGATCGACAACATCATTCAGCAAGCACAAGCTCAAGAGAACGAAGCACGTGCCGCCGCTGAGACTGCACCGACCGACGTAGTTGACGGCATGCCCGTCACTCCCCTAAACTAATCCCATGGGATTACCCGTAGCCGATGCGGTTCATCGGCACCTTTCAACTTGTTTACTTATAGGAAATCATCATGCGTATTGCACACGTTACCCCCATCCTCGTTAAGCGTTACCTCAACGACAACACACGAGCACGTACAACTTTCTTGCGCGGCCCATCGGGTATCGGCAAGTCCGAGGTTGTCTTTCAGACTAGCAAACTATTGTCAGAGCACGTTGCCAACTGGCAAGGTGTCATCGACCTGCGCTTAGCGCAGATGGAACCCACTGACCTACGTGGTATCCCTCACGTTGTTGAGGGTCGCACTAACTGGGCACGCCCTAGTTTTCTACCCGAGTCAGGTGCAGGCATTCTGTTCCTTGACGAGATCACATCAGCACCCCCCTCAGTGCAGGCCGCGGCATACCAGCTATGCCTTACGCCAGAGGACTTCGGCATTCCCCCAGAGTGGATGGTCATCGCCGCCGGTAATCGCAAGACCGACCGAGGCGTGACGTTTAACCTTGCCGCACCCCTGCAGAACCGCATGTGTGACATCGACGTCAACACCACGATCGACGACTTCGTTGCTCATGCAATCACACGTGGCATTCGCCCAGAGATTCTGTCTCTGTTGCAAGACCGCCCTGACTTGTTGCACAAGTTCGAGCCCACTGGTGACATCCGTCCCTTCCCCTCACCACGTTCATGGTTCGCTGTGTCGCACACACTGGAGCTTGACCTCCCCGTGCAAGATCGCGTCGAGCTAATCAAGGGTGACGTCGGTGAAGAAGCGGCCATGATCTTCGAGACACACTTGCGCGTGTGGGAGTCGATGCCACGTATCGAGGACATTCTGCAAGGTAAGGACGTGCCTGTGCCCAAGGAACTAAACGTACGTTATTGCGTCGCAATGGGCTTGGCTACACGTCTCGATGCAACCAACTTCGACAAGGCATGGAAGTTCTTGTCCAAGATGCCCGGCGAGGTGCAGACACTCACCATTAAGTTGGCACACAAGCGTGACCGCACGATCACCAAGAGCTCAGCGTTTACCCAGTTGGCTATCGCTAACCAAGCCGCATTCGCGATGAAATGATCGGCATGGACAAACGACCAGAGTTACGTTGGCAGAACACACCTGTCGGTGCTTGGACTGCCTACGTAGAAAAACACAGAGACTACAAGTCTTACAAGAAGTCGATCGTCAAGCACGTGTTTGCGTACGTCCGCCCTGCTTACAACATGTCTGGGTTACTCGACTCAGATCGTGGGTGGGTCGTGACTCGCAACACGTTCGATGATGTGAAGTCCTTCGATGACTTAGCTGTTGCACGTGTTTACGTTGAGTCGTTGTTTGCATTAGAATACAGCACGGAGTAATCCCGTGGGATTAACTTGTTTACTGATTGGAGAATATTATGAGTAACTTATCTGACCGCATCGATGTAGCTTACAGCAAGCTAGGTCTTCGCGAGTCCTTCATTGCCGCTGTGATGACACGCGTCAAGCGTGAGGTGTCTGACAAGGTATCCACTGCCGGTACCAACGGCACATGGGTTCGCTTCAACCCTGCGTTCTGTGATCCACTGAATGACGAGGAGTTGTTCGGCCTTGTGTTGCATGAGGCTTGTCACGTTGTGATGATGCACATGTGGCGTCGCGAGGGTCGTGACCCTAGCCTGTGGAACTATGCCAATGATGCGCTTATCAATGCGTACATCCGTAGCCGTGGGTGGCAGTTACCCAAGGGCGGTGTCGACTTGCGTTGGGTGCGTGAGAACATGTCCTCCGAGGAAGTCTACGCCAAGCTCAAAGAGAATCCTCCGCCTCCCAGTAGTGGCTCAGGCTCAGGTGATGGCAAGGGCGATGGTACGCCCAATGCCGGTGGCTTTGACGGCAAGGGTGACCTTGAGGATGCACAAGACGAGGCGACTCGTGTCGACATGGAAGCTACCATTGTTGCCGCCGCCAAGATGGCCAAGGAATGCGGCCAAGGTTCTAGCATGATCGATCGCATACTGGACAATGTTGGTCAGCCCAACGTGCGTTGGCAAGACGTGACTCGTTCCATGATGACTGAGTCATCAGCCGCGGACTACACGTACCTGCGTCCCTCACGTCGCTTCATTGGCTCTGGCTTGTACATGCCATCGCTTCGCACTGACTCGCTCGGTGGCTTGGCCATTGGCTTTGACACATCAGGCTCGATGGGCCCCAAGGAATGCAACCAGATTGCCGCTGAGATTCAGGCGATCGTTGACGACTTGCAACCATCGTTCGTTGAGGTTGCGTACTGCGACTCATCGGTGACACGTGTCGAGCGTTTCGAGCGTGACGACAAGTTAGAGCTACGTCCCAAGGGCGGTGGCGGCACACGGTTCCAACCAGTGTTCGAGCACTTCGAGAATACCGGCGAGCGTTACTGCGGCATGATTTTCTTCACTGACATGGAGGGTGACTTGGCCGAGTGCGAGGAGCCTGCCTATCCTGTTATCTGGGCCGACATCGGCCATTCCCATCCCAGTGAGCCTTTCGGCACACGGGTTACTGTTGCATTGTGAGAACTATATGAACGCGCCTTTATCCAAAGATATTATGTACCGGCTGACCCGCATCGAGACCAAACTCGTGCGCGGGTTTGAAGAGCTGGGCGTCAACATCGACCAAGACCGCGAGTGGTTGTCCGTCGACGAAGAGAACCTTGTCGTGTACGTTTCCACACTGGGACGTTCTATGACTGTGGTGCTGAGCGACATGGCACGGGCAGGTGCTAAGAGTGTCGACAAGTTCTATGACGTCGTCCATCGTGGCGAGGTCGTCGGATCAATCTGTTTTAAACCAATCGTGTGAGGCTTACTATCATGAACCAAGAA